TTGACATTGAACAAATGATTCAACACCTGTTGAGTCATAGGCCATATTATTAAATACAACAGGAATTACAGGACTACTTGCAAGCTCTGTTGCTAACCGCCCCTCAATGGTTGATCTGATTGTGTTTAGGTCAACGGCTGCCATTAGATGCCTCTCTTGATTTTTTCATATTCTCCCTTAGCCCAATTTTCTAATTCTTTTCCAATAATTTCTGGATAACCTTTTACTGTTGCTTGTCTTGTTCGATACCTGCCACCCCATGAAGGCGGCAAGTTTTGACCATAAGCAACTGGCTCTGCATATTCCATATTATTTAAAATCGTTCCTGTATATGGCTTTGAGACATCTGTTTGCCATGCTAATCTTAGCCGCCCAGTATCAACTGGAGTTGCTTTCTTTACCCTCGCCGACCATTCCAATGTTGTTGCTCTAACTAACTTCTGCACGGCCTCGGCCATTACACCATCAATTTGATCTAGCCTTATTTTTCTAGTCATTACGACCTCAAAAACAAAGTAAAAGCAATTGGAATATTATTCTGCTCCTCGGTGTTGATCTGCACAATCTGATAAACAACTGAACTAATTACAACACGATCTTTAGGCGTTGGCACATAATCCAAATCACCTGCTGAAATAACACAAACTTTGTCTTGTGCCTGAATTAAATCATTAACCTCAGAATTGCCAACATCAGAAAGAACACCATTCACAACTGTATCTGCTGTGCTTTCGCTGATCACTCCTGTTGTTGTGTTATAACTTCCAGCCGTTACTTTTCTAATCGTTACAGAACCACCAAGAGCTTTCAAACTCTTGGATGCTGCTTTTTTTAGAGAAGAAGCAAGACCCATTACAAGGAATAAGCGATGACTTGACCACTAGCAAGAGTAATACTTGTAATGACTCCACAAACTTCAGAGCCAACGCCCATTGTAATCCCATTAATAGTGGATGATCCGTTCTCTGTAAGATTCTCAGCAACAAAAGTTGCTTCAGCAGCAGTCAAGCAATGAACTTTGCCAAACCTGCCTGTATGGGCATTTGTATCTGTAATGATAATGCCTGCTGGATAGTCGTACCCGTAACCCATAATTAAGCCCTTTTGATTGAGATGTTTGCTGGTGTGCTGATTCTAATCCCATTCAGGTATTCTTGAAACAATGGAGGCACTTGATCAGCACCAACCGCCCCAAAGAAACGAGGCGTTACGTTAATAGAACCAATAGAAACCGCATTGAAATTCTCTAGTCCTGATAGTCCCAAAGCATCACGATTATTATTTAAATAAACAGCTAAAACAACTTGCGCCTTTTTTACTCGGTCTGGAATCTCTGTATCAGTGTAATAATCAGCAACCAAACGATTAGGAAAACTTAAGCCATAAAGGTTTGTATAAGTATCAGGTTTTCTTACTCCTGACCTCGGCCATTGAAGTGCTTGTGTATCAGCTACCCTTGCACCTAAAAATCTTTCCCTGTCTATTCTTTGCGCTGCTGTATATAAAGCCCGATTTCTATAGTCATCACTTGTTGAGCCAGCCTCCCATGCTTGGACATCATCATCAACAATCAATCCTTCAACAATAGAGTTTGCATCAGAAAGGGTGACGTAAGTATTGGCGGATGCACCGCCTACAGTTGCATCAAGACTGATCGCCATTTTCTACCTCTGTTTTTTTTGCTCTTGGCTTACGTTTGGGTTTTGGCTTTTCTAAAAGAGCAGAGGCCGCTTTTTTAGCAGCCTCGTTTTGCTCCCTCATACGCCTAAAAGCGTATATTGACATTAGCTCGAAGCACCTTTAATAAGAGCAAAAGATAAAACAATTGCTTCGCCTAAAGAGCCAGCAGATACGTTAGAAACAGAAATCTTACAAGATCCTGCTGCAATTGTATTTGCTTGAGCTAAATATGATCCTGCTGTACCAGCAGAAGAATGATTCACAATAACAACATCAGTAGCAGCAATTTTGCTGTTAGTAAGTGTGAAACTTACCTCGGCTGCTGCTGCTAACGCTGCATCGTTCATTGTGATCTGACCAGACAAAGTATTTAGCGTTACGGCTGTTCCTTTGTTAGTCGCTTGAGTGACGGTTCCGCCGTCTACATAACCAATGGCTTTTCCAGCAGTTACGTCAAAAAGTGATGGCATAATTAATTACTCCTAGTCGTTGTTAGAAACAACAGTTGCACGAACAATACCAATGTTCTTTGTTTCGTAGACTTTCGACCAAGAGCCTACAGTTTCAAGAACTGATCTTGTTGGATTAACAGTTGATACTGCATATTTCAAACCAACAGGGTGGTAGATGTAATGAAGATCAACAGCCATTGCTTCCTCTAATGCAAGGATGTCTCTATCAGTTTGAACACGCTGTGGAGCTTGCTCACCTGTTACAACAGAACCATTAGCAAAGAAGAAACAAGAATATTCAGTGCTTGCACCGCTTCCTGTTGTTGGGATGTCATCAGAAACTATGACATTTAGACCCATGAAAGAACCAACTTGGGCACTACCAGCAAAAGCACCAGCAGTAGAACCAGAAGTTGCGCCTGTATCAGGTGCCCCAGTGTTGTCGTAAATTCTGTCAATCGCCTTACGCTCTACCAAGTCGTAATAAGTCTTGGAGTGCATAGCAACAGAGGTCAATTTTTGACCTTGATCACCAAGAATACTTTGAGCCTTTGCAACGTGGCGAGGACTTAAAGTTGTTGGTGTATCGCCTGATTCAGAATCTATGCAATGAGTAAATAAAGCACTATTTGAATCGTTAGCATTAAGAGAACCAAAAGCACCTGTGAGGCAAGAATACAAATCTTTTTGCTTTTGATTGTTGACATAAGCCGCCAACTTGTTACCAATAGCAGCCATAGGATCAGGACCGCCACCAACTGCTAATGCTGCTAAGTCTCTAGAACTAAATGCTCTACCTCTATGAAGTACAACACCGATCTGATTATCAGCAGTAATTTTGCCAGGTGTTAATGAAGTGCTATCTGTTAGAACTTCAAAGTCGCCGCTTAAATTAGCTGCATAAAATGGGATCTTTACAAAATCCCCTCCTCTATCAGAGGAAAGATTTAATTCTGCCAAAGGTGTGACAATTCCACTCTGTAAGAATGAATCCGTCTGAGTTGTCGCCTCTATTAAATAGGGGGTAAAAACCTCTGGAATAATTAAATCGCTTCTTTGGGTACTCATGGGAGAATACTAAAAAATTGATTTATTTATAAAAAACGGGCACGGCCCTAACTTGGCACGACCAAGATATTTATATATTAACCTTTTACAGCGTTTTTCAACATTTCATATTTATTTCTATCGGTTCTATATAAGCGGCTTTGCTCAGTCAAATTAAAACTATCAGGTGCAAATGGGTTCTTTTCACCTGCTGCAACAAATTCTGTTGTAGATGCTTTTACCGTAGAAGCTCCACCGCCTTGGGGTCTGGAATGTTTTTGAATCCAATTTGGCATTTGTTGTTGCGCCCATTCTTTTACAGGTGTTCTTGTATATCCATCAACTACAACAACTGTTCCATCTGCATCTCTAGAAAGTTGATCTTTATTTAAACGGCTTAATACATATTGAGGATCATGGACAACATCAGCTAAAGCAGTTACAGCAGGTGCTTCAATTTCTAACTTTCTTTTTTCAACCCTTAAAGCTTCAATCTCTTTGTTCTTTTCTTCCTCCGCTTGTCTATACTGACTTGCTAGTTTTTCTCTTGCCTCTTCATATTGACCTTTTGCTTCCAATTCTTCCTGTTCTTTTCTCTGCTTAAAAGCAATTAGTTCGTTTACATCAACACCTTGAGGAACTGCCTTTGCTGTTTCTCTTGCTGTCTTGTAATCAGACAAAAGTTTATCGTTGTGCTTTCTTAACGCCTCATTTTCTGCCTTTAACGCTTCAGCTTCAGGATTAGGTGAATTTGGTCGCTGTAATTCTTCAGCCATAATTTTTTAGTGGGGTTTCAATAATAATACTTATTTTTCACCATTTAGTCTTATCAGCCCAATAAGCTGCGCTGGTTTTTCCCTTTGCAATGTTTTTGGCGTGTCTTGCTTTAAAACTTTTTCGCTTTGCCTTATCTGCTTCTGACTCTCCTTTTCTTGGTGGTTTTGTCTTTGCTCCCTGCATACCAAAACGAATTAATTTATATCCATCACCTTTTTTAATTACAACAGCATGAGACTTTCCGCTTTTGTGGCTCGGTGTTCTAATCGGTTTATCAACACGCTCAAAAGTATGACCGCCTTTTTTTATGCTCATTTCTTTTTAGATG